GAAAATTCTCCATTATACTTAGGCTGTTCTTGTCCATGTAGATTAGTATTCACTACTATTCCATCTGCTGTCTGTATTTGATCGTAGTACCCTGTAACTAAGTCTCCTGTAGGTCTTCTAAATGTACCTCCATCTCCTCCCTCTATAAATGCTGTATCAATTGAACCACTGTATTCTGGTCTTGATCCTGTAAGTATTACTGATTTAGCTTTTGATCTCCCTAATACGTGTGGTTTAATAATAATTCCTGTATCAGCTACTGCTCTAGCAGGAATAAAATCTTTAACCATTTTAAAGATTGTATTATCAAAAAACTTAATCAATCTAACAAAATCCTGCACCTCATAAGAACCGGATGCTTGAGAACCGCTTAGTATCTGTCTTGTTACTTCTGATAAACTAAGTTGAGATATTCCGGCTGGAGTATAATTATAATACGTGTCAGATGTTAGATTTCTCGGATCTCCTATGTAATCATCTATAGTAAAATTTGCTAAAGAAGCTGTTGCTCTTGAAGCGGAGATAATGTAATTATCGATATTATCTGTTGGTGAGAATCCTACTTCTATTGGATGTAAATCATCTGTGTATTTATCATCTCTTTTTACGATAGATACGTAGTTTGAAAGGGTACTCCCTGTCACTATGCTACCGGTATTATCTAAACGTATCTTATCTAAAGAACTTGTATAATAACGATAGTCACCGTAGAATGGTCTTTCATTTCTATTTCTTCCTCCGTATAATTTTATTTGCAAAATATCTTGAGGAATACCGAAACAGTTAATCAAAGCTCTTAAACCTCTTTCAGTTCCTTTTGAACTTAAAAGTAAAGGTAGGTTGTGATAAACTCTTTTATACACCTCTTTTTGGTAAGTATCAAAAGAAGATGGTTCAATAGAAGCATTTGAACCTGTATAGGAACCTGTGATGTAATTCGTAATCTGTTCACTACCTGATTGATATCCTTGACCTATTATTGTTGTAAATAAATCCTGTATAGATTTATTTGATGTATATAACTGTACTCCAAAGTTCTTTAAAGCTTCAGCAACTAAATCTCTTGAAATACCAAAATCAAGTCTATTATCTGCATCGTATTTATCTGATACTGCTTTTCCGTATAGCCATAGGTTGTCAAAGTGTTGACCTATCATATGAATAAATGTCAAATAATTTTCATTATTTGCATCATCTCTTAAATAAGTAGGTATTGTATTTACTAGTAAATTATTATTAGTACTATCAAAATATGCAGCATTATTTGCTTGGTTGGGATACCATGCTGTAACTGCCGGGTTTGGTGTATTTGTTCCTGGTAGGTTACTTTGAGCGTTTGTGTATGGTTTAGTATTGTTTGTTTTTGGCCAAGAATTACTACCTGAGTTGTAATATAAGTATCTTTCGTAATGATCAAAATTACTTACAACTCCTTGTATTAATCCGGTGTAATAGGATGTACTTCCTGATGTACCTGCTAGGGTTGGAGATGCAGTTGATAGACTTGATAAACTTGCGGAATACCCTGTGATTAAATCTAATTTGTATTTAAAGTTAATTAATCTTTCTTGTGCAGAAGAAAAATGTACGAAATTACCATAACCTGTATAATCAATACTGATTTCTATTCCTTTTTCGTTAAATACAGAATATATTTGACTATTACTATTATTTACTGGATAGCTAAATAGGTCGTTGTAGTTTAGATATTGAGAAGGTACTACACTGTTGTCTTGTACATCTATGTTAAAGTTAGCAGACCTAAGAGTTGGGGGAGTAAATACTTGCACAGGAGTCTGTGCTGCTACTTCATAAGATACAGAATCAGAAATCACCTCTACTATACTTAATGTACTCCCTATATCGTAAGTGTTAGGGAGTGGTTCGTACAGTTTTACAGTAACTGCTGTCTGGCTATTGTACTCAATAGTTCCAATATTAATTCCAATAAACAAGTCGTTATCTCCAAAATTTAATCTAAATCCATCAAAGTAAGACTGTCCAACTAAGCTCTGTGCTAGTAGTATTGCAATCTCTTCTACTGTGTTGTTATCTAGCGTTGATGGTAGTAGTCTTACCTCTGTTCTGTCGTCAGATATTCCGTTGATAAAGAATTCGGCAGTTGATTTATCTGAGGTAAATAAATCGTTTATAAAATGGTACAGTAAGTTTACACCTCCGTTTGGATACCCGTATGCAATACTATCTTTAATAGGATCAATAGTTAAGCTAGAAGCTCCTAATTTACCTGCAGATTGTGCATTTCCTAAAAATGTATAGTTACTATAATTCCTTTCACTTTCTAATAGATCACCTGCTAGAGAGTAGATATGTAATTCTGTAAAATGCTTTTGTGGATCAAATAAGTTATTGATCTTAAAAGATTCAATTAGATTTTTATCTACTTCTGAATACTGTTCAAATCCTGTTATATCTCCTGGAAAGCTATCGGTAAGTGTATATGTTGTATCTGCCATTTATTATATTCCTGTTTCTAGGGAAAGTACTTGCTGATTTAAGGCAAGATTCTCTCCTCGTAATTGTGCTATTTCATCTAATAGCGGTTGAATATCTTGTGTAACTGCATCAAAATTTAATAACTCTGAACTCTTTTTTACTAAGTATTGATGTGAGTTTGTTTCTCCTAATACATCTACGACATAGTATAGTTCTTCATAAAGTCTAAAAAAAGTTAATACATCGTCTGTATTATCTACCGGAGGGAGTACAAAAGTATTAAAGCTTCGATCAACTACCTTGCTAAAGGTATTATTATCGAAGACAGTTTTTTTTATTTCTATACTCTTATCCATTTCTTACTACTTTAAATATATTTTGGTTGTCTACTACTGTAGTGCTCCCATCTAAAGTCGTTTTTACTAATATACGATAATATCTCTCGGGTTGCAACCCATCCATATACACATCGAAGAATGATCCGTTTGTATCACAACTTACTTTTGTAAATTCAGTGTCAAAATCAACAACCATCTCTTCTGTATTTTCATCTCTTAATCCCCAGTATGAAGATGAAGGTAGAGCGTAATTTGTCAGGTATGCAGAAGATGTTGTAAATGATCTAACTGGATATTTAGGTCTTGCAGAAAGTCTAAATCTTTGTTTTCCATTATCAACATACTTTCCTTTATTATTTGTAAGGTTAATAATTGAAATACTATTTGAAAGAACTGATAGAGAACCTGTACTATAGGTACTATCATCCCATTTGAATTCTAAGAACGGTGGGTAAATGGTATTCGTATCTACGCCATAGTATTTAAGTCGGATAGAGGATGTAGTATTATATTCAAGACTAGTAGGGAGTTTTAGTATAAACCCGTTATTAACTATTGTACCACTGATAAATAGTTGAATAGCTCTCGTTACGTTTATATTTACATCGTTTGTAGAATTTAAAGTATGTGATTGAGTAAATTCTAAATTTACTCCATTTGATCCTGTATACCAATTTCCTCCTCCTGCTGTTGATCCTGTCTTATAAGAACCTGTTGTATTTGCAGCAAATCCTGTAGTTGTCCAAGCTCCTGCTTCTCCTGCTAATTTGTATTGCCAAGAAACTCCTGTAGTGTTTATAGGAGTATCTCCAAATTTACCTACTCCATTATCCCATGCTCCATATACCGGATATGCATAAAGGGTGTAATCGACTGGGACTTCGTAGGCATCTGCTAGGTATAAGTTTAAACTTGCACTGTATCCTACTGCTCCTATTTTATTAGCAATTACTTCTTGAATCTCAGAGGTTCTATATTGAACAAGTATTCGGTTTGTTTCTCCTGTACCCGTGATGTCGGAGTACCCTCCTATTTCAATTATCTCATCCTTTCCAGTATTACCTGTTGGAACTTCTGTTGATATAAATGCATCTTTCTCGGGAAATATTCTGTATACTGCCATGTTATAGAGTTGTTATTCTTCCTTTAATATCTGTGTCTGGGAATTTTACTTCGAAAATCATAGGATCATATGAAGGATATACTATGTTATTTCTAGTTGCTCCTTCTATATCGTATGCATACCTTGAGTAAGACCCTCCTACTTTATTTGCTATTTGCACTTTCTGTACTGTCTGAACTCCTTTTTCTTGATCAAGTAATGTATAAAGACTTGATATATTAATAGGTTGGTTGATGTTCCATTTATTTATATCAAAATAATCTCTTATTAAATTAGTACAAGCAAGTAATACGTCTCTTCCTTGATAGTTAGGTTTAACTATTATATCAAAAGCAACTTCAATATTTACTATAAATGCATCTTTTATATTAAGTGCATCTGTTAACATCATATAATTTGCTAAATACTGTCTTAAGTTACTCTTTAAATTAGTAGAAGGCTGTATTAACTTATTGTTATTATCAAAAGCTAAAGTATACATTGATAGAGATAGTGGATTACTGTCTATAATACTATCTGTAGAAGAATTAGGGTTTGTTAATTGATCTTGTGCAGAATATATTTTAGCAATTGATCCATATTTTGTAGGCATAGATAAAGCTCTAATTGCATAATCTTGTAAAGTAACTGCTCTATTTTGTTCATTAAAGGCTCTTAAAGTATTTTGTCTTAACTCTTCAATAGTATCTCCATCCCTACCTCCAGTAGCAGGTTGTGGATTGTTAAATGTCAGTGTTGCAGATCTATCTGCTCCTCCTCCTGGTGTTGAAGTAGTTGGAGGTACTATTGGGGTTGTGATAGTATTGGAAGGTACATTAGCAACTGCTCCGCCTCCTACTAAGTATGTAATAGTTAAGGTTGTATTTTGTGGAGCTAATCCATAAGTCTGTGTATATAGGAAGTTACTTGGATCATAAGCGTACTTTAACCTACTTGTAACACTACTTAGTCCCATTCCCACATTTGTTGGATTAGGTGTAATAATAGAGTCATCTTGACTTGCAACTCCTGATCCAAATTGAATTTGTAATTCTCCTGTAGATGTAAATCTTGTTACAAATCTCCTAGGAACTTTTTGAAGTGATAATAAATTTGGAACTAATCCTGCATCTGAAAGAGTACTAGGAGTGTCAACAAACACTGTTTCCTGTCCTAAAAAGGGAACTTCTGTCCAGGTGTTTCCATTACTATCTATTACCGATAGTATTCCTTGTATATTAGTATCTGCAATTGAAATTGTTTTAAATTTCTCTACAGATCCTATGGCTTGTGTAACTGTTTTTACTTCTCCTGAGAATGCTTTTACGGTTTTTGATATACCGTATTTGTTAGGATTTCCTCCTAATAGTGAATCTATATAAATATTTGTAGGATCATAAGAACTTGAAAAAGTAAAGTCAACAGGTTTGTCAATAATAAAATCCACATTTCCTACGGTTGATGATTTTAATTTTGTATTTGAACCTAATCTTAGTGCTTGAGTCCAATCAGGTTCATAACTAGCACCTGTTGCATCTATAAGTTGTGATACCTCTATATCAACTTGAGAGGCAGCAATAATCTTAGGGGTATACCCCATCATATAAGCTAAATTGTATAGGTTTGATGGGTTTTTAGCATACTGTAAGTATGTTTCTTGTAATTGTGTATCTTGATAGAAAGCTAAAACATCTCCTACATAAGCAGCCATCTCTATAAACATCATACCAGGTGATGTAGGGGAGAAGTCGTTATAGGTATCTGGGAAGTAGTTTTTAGCATACTCTATAAGTTGTGTTCTAAAGTCTGTAAATTCCCTGTTTACATATTTTATATCTCTATCTTGAATCATTATTGTTGGAAATTAATTGATAATTGATCTTGTATATTGGTCATCCTAACGTTATATTTTAATGAAATAGTTATAGTCTGTGAGTCTATGTCTTCTGCTACTTGTAGATTCTGTATATTTATATTCGGAAACCACTGAGCTACTCCTGATCTTATTACGGTTTTTATCTCATCTTTCTTATCCTCTGTCATCTGATCAAAAAGAAGAGCTCTTAATCCAGCTCCTAGGTTTGGATTTAAAAATCTTTCAGATGTACCAGTTAAAAAGTAATTAATTAAGTTAGATTTTAATGCATCTTGTGTTGTGAATGTCGTGTTAAATACACTGTTGGAAGAAAATGGCAATCCTACCCCTACACCTACGCTAGGTTGTTGATCTAAGGGGTTTATTTGTTGTACTTGAAATGCCATTATGCTCCGAATCTTTCTTTATCTTTCCTTACTGACGCCTTATACACATCTCCTGCTCTCATCATAAAATCAAACTGAGATATATCTAATCCTGGTTCTGGACCTTGTCT